TTATAAATGTGTAAACAGTATTGATTATAATAGAGACACTGAACTTACATATAAACTTAATAACAACCATATATTCACCTCTTTTGGTAGTGGAGAAGTAGTATTAGTATATTTAGCTAACCCTACTGATGAAAGAGGTTATCCTATGATTCCAGATAATATTAAATTCATTAAAGCTTGTCAAGCATATGTAGGAGATAAGCTTATGATGCAACAAGGTATTAAAGGTAATATGGTTAATCCTAGAATTGAATTAAAGATTGAGCAGGATATGCATTGGTATATAGCTGCTGCAGATAGTTCAGCTAGAATTCCTACAATGGATGATATGGAAAGTTGGAAAAATAATTTCATTAAACTTATCCCTAATGTAAATTCTCACGCAGGAGCATTTAGAAGTGATGGTAGAATGGAGCAAAGATATAATAGTTCTAATCAAAGAGGTTCAAATAGATAATAATGGCTAAGACTAAAAATACTTTCATAGAGTTAATGGATCAAGATACTTCTAAATCTAAGTATAAGAATACTAAGATTTATAAAGGTGTTAATATTAAAGTTCTTACAGAAGAAGGATTATCTTCAGGAGCTATTGAAAATGAGGATGGTAATAAATTATCATTTGAAATACCTGATACATTTCCTATATATAAAATAAAATATAATAATATAAGCAATCCTACAGGAGGAACTTTAACATTTAATATAACTGACCCTATTACAGGATTAACTTCTATAATAACTACTACAAATGTAGATTCAATAGACGAATTGTATACTGAAATAGTATCTGTTACATCTATTATAAGCGATGATGTTAAAATAATATCTAGAGGGAGTTTTATATATATTATATGCCTTAATAATTATCTATCTATATATAATAGTAGCGGAGGATTATCCGAAGTTACTAATGTACCATATATAGATAGTCAATCAGATTTAAAAATAATAGGATGGTTAACATTAAGAGATGAAATAGTATTGTTTACAACTAATGAAACATCTGAAACACCTAGTTCTGCTGGACAATTTTGGAAATTTAAATATGATCCTATAACTAAAGAAATAGATGGTTTATCAAATGGTAAATTAAGCTTATACGATCATTATATATATAATGGTTATTTAAATTTTTCTACATATTGGCATATAGGAACTGAAGCATTAGGTCACTATGAAAATTCAAAAGTGGCTAGAGGATATTGGACTGACGAATATAATCAATTGCGTAGTGCCAATATGTTAGATCCAGATTTATTTTCTACAGATCCCTCTCAGTTTGATATTGTAGAAGGTGTTACTCATGTAATACCGGTTGTAAATAGCGTTAGGAATGGTGGAAACATACCATATGGGGCATGTGTTCAATATTGTTATAGGATGTATACTGATGGAGGTAGACTATCTACAATTTCTCCTATATCAAATCCTATTAATTTAGCAGAATATGATCCTTTAGATTTATCAATAGGTAATAGAAATCACGAAAGTCCTGGAGAATTAGGTAGTGCTGGAGCAAATAAGGTTATAAGATACACATTAAATAATTTAGATAGTTCATTTTCTTATATAGAACATATAGCAATAGTAACAAGTGATACTGGAGGTACTGATATTTATAAATTTGCAGAAGAAGAAATTCCTGCTGATGGTAATCTAACTGTAACTCATAGTGATAAATTATTAAATATTCCTCTAACACCATTAGAATTATCAACCTTAACTAGAACTTTTACTAAATGTAAGACTATTACTATAAAAGATAAAAGGTTGATAGCAGCTAATTTAAGTACTACATCAATAGAATTAGATGATTATGATAGTAGAGCATATAGATTTAATTCATCTAGAATTGCTAAACTACTAGATAATGAAATATCTACTATAAATTTAGATGATACATTCAGTAATGTTGATTATACAATTGTACCTGAAGATTTTGATTGTATAAACCCATATAACAACGCAGATATACCTAGTAATACCAATAGATATAAGTATCAATCTGATGGAGTCACATTAGGTGGAGAAGGATTGAATATAAAATATAAGATTATAAATAAGGAAATTCCTATAAGATCTCGTATATCGGGATTATCAGGAGGATTACCTTCCAATGGAGAATATGATATTTTTACAATAGGTAGAGTTAATGATGCTCCTATATATAATAATTCTAATTTTAAAACTCTAAATGATGAAAATAGAATTCACCAATCTAGTCGTCAAAATTTTAAAAGTCCATTAATTTGTGGAGCATACACAGGATATGCCAGGGGAGAAGTATATAGATTCGGAATAGTTTTTTATGATAAGCAAGGTAATCCATTAAATGTTAAATGGATAGGGGATATTAGATTACCAGAAGCTTATGAGGATTCTGGTACAAATGGTATAACTAAGCATAATGTATTAAGCGGAGGATGGATAAATATAAACGGTAAGTATAGCAATGATGCTCCAATAATAGGTAAAAGTTTAGGAGTAGAATTTGAAGTTAATATTGAACCAATTAAGAATTTAATTTCTGGTTACGAAATAGTTAGAGTTAAAAGAGATGAGTCAAATAAGACTAGATTGGGTACTGGATTATTAACCCATTTCACAAATCAATTTGGAACTAGTCTTAGAGATGCAGGAGGAATTCCTTTACCATCCCTAATTGATAGTTATACTAATGTGGGAGTAGCAGGTAATGTTGGTCAGATATGGGGACTTCCTTTTGAACCAAGTGTGACATCGGATACAAATAGTTTAAAAACAGCATTGATAATATCTCCAACTAGTCTATTGAGAAATCAAACATCCTATACTTATAAGTCGGGATTAGATAAAATTAGAACTATAGGATTCTATAAGGATTTGAGAGGTACTGAGACATCTCCTACTGGAGCTACAAATTATGAAACTGGAGGATTTATGGCTATTAATAGCTCATTATCAAATAAAAGTCAAGCTTATAATTTAATATTAGGATTTGAATGGTATCCAGCTACATCTAGTACTGCAGAAGTTAAAGATATTACGCAAGAAGATGTCTTTAGTGGGGAGAGCTATCTTAGAAATTTTAAATATTCAGCCTCACTATCTTTTCCAGGAGATACTTTTATAAATATGTCAGGATCATTTGATTCGTCTCCAATAAGATTTCCCGCTGGGATAGGGGACGATAAGCAAATAATGGATATAGATTCAATATTTTCATATTATACCCCTACACAGATAGCTGATGCTAGACAGGGATTTATTACTAATCCTCCTTTACCATCAAATGTTGGTAATATTAGTGCTGATACATGGTGGAGAGAAGTTAGCTATGAAAGATCTTTATTGAATCAATATGGAGGTAACACTAATGAAGCTAGATCTAGGAATGCTTATATTAGTACAGGGTCATATAAGCCTATATACGAAGATTCTAATGATATAAATATTAATACTGTGTTTGGAGGAGATGTATATATTACTCAATTTAATTACCAATATCTATCATTTAATGAAGGTAATTCTATAGTCCCCCAGTCCGCTGCTAAAAAGCATATGGGAATAAGTTTTCCTTGCGAGACTCCTATTAATACTGAGTATCAAGTAGAGGGATGTTATGGAGATAAAACTACTAGAGATGCTTTATCCGGTGTAAATACTATTTTATTAAATGGTAAAAAAAACTATGTTGTTCCATTTCATTACGCTAAACAGAATGAAGTTAAAGCTATTTTCTACCCTGCTGGATTTATAGATAGGGATATAGTAGAACATCCTCATAGAATATGGGCTAGTGAAAGAAAATTAGATGGGGAATTATTGGATAGTTGGAAAATATGGCTACCGAATAATTACACAGAAGTAGATGGTCAATATGGTCAGATTAATAAAATAACTACTGCTAGAGATATATTCCATTTCTATCAGGATACTGCTTTTGGTGCAGCATCTATAAATGATAGAGCTGTAATGAATGATGAAGATGGTGTATCATTTACATTAGGTTCTGGAGGAATACTAGATGACTACGGATATATATCTAGAAATACTGGAACTAGACAAAAGTTTTCAGTAGTTCCTACAGGAATGTCTATACATCATTATGATGACATACTTAATAAATGGGTTAGATATTCTGATGGACCTAAACCTGTTAGTGATATAGAGGGATTACATTCAACCTTTCGTAAACTTAATGGTCAGTTCTTAAAGAGTGATAGAACTCTTTTAGGTAAAGGTATTCACGGAATGTTTGATAAAGTTAGAAATAGAGTTCATATGACATTCTTGGATGCTAAAGATGATGTAGACTATACCATTATATATAATGAGAACTTACAAGGCTTTGAGTCATTTAGTGATTGTATTCCTAGTATGTATTTAGAATCTCATGGTAAACTTCTTGCTATTAATCCCGAACTTACTAAAGGGTATGTTCAATATGAAGGAGAAAAGAATAATTTCTTTGGTACAGTATATCCTTCTGTTATAGAACTTATACTTAATCCTGCTCAAGATATGACTGCTATATTTGATAATATTGAATATAAGGGTGAGATATCTATAAATGATATAGATCAATCTAATTTAACTTTGGATAGCTTACAAGTGATTAATGACCATCAGGACACTGGTGTAATATCTCTTGTACCAGATGCTAACATAAAAAGAAGATTTAGAAGTTGGAGAACTACATTTCCTAGAGATATTACGTCTCCTAATCAGGATGCTAGAATGAGAGATTACTTTGTTAAACTTATTCTTACTCATACTCCTAATTCTAATGAGAGAATGGTATTACATGATATTCAATATGAATTTAGGATAACTCCACATTAATTAAATTATAAATTTTAATAAACCTTATTATGAAGTATTATAAATAATATTTGTTTGTTTCATTATAATACTTTACTTTTACTAATTACTCAATAAACATGGCTAAAAAATCAATCAATCTATCAAAGCTTATAAAGCAATATGATATTAAAGATGATGTTACTCAAACTAATCAATACGGATTAGGAAGTTTTCTAAAAGATAATGCAGTACCACTATTAAAAACTGGCGTTGGAGCAGCTTTAACTGCAACAGGTGCAGCAGCTCCAGTAGGAATAGGGTTGATGGCATCTGGAGCTGGAGAAATAGCTTCTAATGAGTTAGCTGAAAATCCTGAACAAGCTGCAGCAATGCGACAAACTGCTGGATTAGCTGGTACAGTAGGTGGGTTAGGTGCACAAGGAGCATTTAATTCCCAAATGGCTCAAGGTGGAGAATTAACTCAATATAATGGTGGAGGTACTCACGAAGAGAATCCTAGAGGTGGAATTGATGTAGGACCTAATGCTCAAGTAGAAGATAAAGAAACTAGATGGGAAGATTATATTTTTTCTGATAGAATTAAAATTCCAGGAAAAAAATATACATTTGCCGAAGCATCTAAAAAGATTGCTAATAAATATAAGCGTGAGAATGATAGCTTTGAAAAGAAAGCTAAAGAAAAAGAAATGAAAGGTCTTATGGCTATGCATGAATCTGAAAAGGAAAAAATGCAAGCTACTCAACAAGCTGAATTTCAAAAAGCTTTTGGGGGAGAATTAGAAGGAGATCCAGTATTAGAGAATGGAAATAATATAGAAGGTGAAAAGACACAATATCCACCTGAAATGTTTGCTAATATAACTACCCCAGATCAAGTATTGACCTTAATGAAAGGTCAGCGTTTAACATCTGGTCAAACGCCTACTGCAGATCAAGCTTTAAAAATGATGAATGATATTCCTGTAGATAAATCATATTTTGATGCTGTTAAGAAATATACAGGGATGGAATTTGTTAATACTGAAGGAGGTAATTGGTCTTATCAAGGAACTCCTATTACCACACCTAAGGCACCTGTTCTTTCTGATAAATCGTTTACACCAGAATTTAAATATGAAGGTAATAACCTTTATCAAAAAAGACAGGGACGTATTACAGGTGAAGAACATTGGCAACCATCTAATCCTAATATGGCTAGTATGTATGCTAAGAAATATGGAATAAGTGAAATGCCAAGATCTGATTTACAAAAACAGATAGAAGAAACTCCTGAAGCATTTATTCCTAATTTAAAACAAAAAGCTTATGGCGGAAAGATACAAGCTCAATGGGGATTAGATTTAAATTCATTTGAAGCTATTAATCAAGCACAAAATCCTGATATTGGAGCATTAGCTTCAGGAGCTAGTCAACAAGGGTTTATGAGAACTCCTAATGAAGGAGAATTTTATAATTATCCTAATTCTCAACCTACAGTTGATAATGGCGTAGAAGCTTCTAATATAGCATTAGAACAATATAGTCAATCTCCTAATGTAAATAATAATTCTAATCAAGAAGGTAGTAAAGTAGATTGGGGTAAAATAGGAATGTTTGCTGCTCAAAATGCAGGTAATATATATAATATAGGTAAAGGATTACAAGGTGCTGAACAAGTAGATCTTGGACAAATTAATCCTCAAAAATATGATTACTCCAAAGCTCTTAAGAATGCCGAAGATAAATATGCTTCTGCTGCTAATATAGCAAGAGAGTCTATTAGAAAAGGTTCTACAAGTTCTGGACAATCTTTATCTAATATGATAGCTGCTAATACATCTCTTACTCAAGGTCAAGAGAGAGCTACTAGAGATATTATGCAACAACAAGATAATCAGAATACTGGATTAGCTAATCAAGCTGAACAATATAACTTAGGATTAAGAAATCAAGAGAGTCAAATGAATAGTCAGAATGAAGCTATGAAAGA